AAATCAAGAATACGGCCGCGCGCGACTTGCGCGAAGTCGTTTAGTATTTTCTGTGTGATTGCCACCTGCATTGATGCCGGAACAGCATTCCACGCAAGGCCTGATGTTGTAGGGCCATCGAAAGCAACTGAAAGAGTTAACTGGGTGTTCGATGTGACGGATGAAACCACCAGCGTGTAAGGTGCGCTGCCCACAGTGACGTAAACGAAATCACCTTGCTTCAGCTCACTAGTAAAGCTGGTTCCTGTGCCGGTTACAGAATTAGAACCGTTCGTTAAAGCGATAGTGCCTGCTGGCATAGTTTTCTCCGGACGTAAAAAACCCGGCGCATTGGCCGGGTCTTTAAAATGGAGCTGCTGTGCCGGGTGCCTCCCGGTGAACCTTACAGTCGTCGGTTCGCGTCTCGTTTGTATTCAATCTTTCGAGAGAAATAGACTGTCGCCCCACCGCATAGGGGGATTCACAGCAGCAGATGGAATTTAGCTTATAAGTTTGGAATCGTAAACCTATTCAGCTTTGTCACAAGTTGAGCTTGTGAAGTTATTGGCGCTGACCCACTTCCAGCCAAAAGGATTACCTGCATAATACTGAGTCTGATTAGCTTGCTTTCGCACGCCGTAAATAGAAACTGTCGTTTCCTGTCCGCCAATCCTTGTATTAGCAGTGCACTGTTGAGGTGGGAGAGTCTGGCATCCGGCTAGTACAGAAGTAATGATTAAGAGGAAAATTTTTTTCATTTTTTATCCTTGTTTAGTTTGTAACTTTATACCCTCGCCCCAAGGAATCATCAAATTTATATATTATTTATCACGATCAAAATTATCAATATCTCTGCACATTTACAGCAACAAGCCGGTTTCGGTAGTTTGTCAGTGTTCCTGTACCACCTCCACCAGAACTTGAGTTTCCTATATATCCGCTAGTAATTTGCGTGTTGCTTCCGTTAAATCTGGCGCTGCTGGCATATTGCGACACCACTGGATATACCTGACCACCTATGCTGACTGTGCCTGTATAGTTTCCAGTGTACACCGGCGCTACCGCCCATTCACCGGACAGAGTGAAGTTAGCGTTAAGCCCTGATTCTCTCTCGGCCCCTTCATTGCCCAGTTTCTGGACATCACTCAGAACCTTAGTTTCATTTGTCAGAATGCATCTACCCTGAGAATCGTTGATTTGTATCCCCCATGCAGGCACTGGCTGAAACTGATAACCAAATATATAAACATTCACCGTCCTTGCTGGTCCAGCACATCTTAAACTCCACACCCCTCCCGATAACTCCAAGACTTCGCAGGTATTTAATCCATTGCCTTGGCCGGCATTGCTGTTAGCAAAAACAAACCTTATTACACCATCGTTATTGAAGATATTTATTACAGTACCACTTCCGGACACAGCAGGAACATCCAATACACGCTTTTCTAGAAGCGTAAGCGGTATTGTATCTCCAACATAAAAAGGTATTCCTGCAGAGTCTGTCAACATAGCTCCGTAAGCCATATTACCTCACAAAGACCAAGACATTCCCGGGGACATTAGGGAATGTTCCAGAAGAGTAGTCTGAACTTGCTACCTGAGTAATTACCATGTTGGACCCACTCGAATAAATTTTCTTCCTTCCATTACCACTTCTGTCCCCATTGGGCTGAAAGAGATAGTCAAGTGAGTAACCTTCAGGCAATGAAAAAGTCTGTGTGTAATTGCTAGTTGCGTCAATCGACATAACACCGAGCGCGTTAATTTTGACGATTCCGGTGTTGTTATCGACTCCATTAGCATCCCATGTTCCAAAACCGTATGCCATTAGCTCAATTTCCCCATTCTGACACGAAGAACGCCGCTAGCGTCATATACGCTAATTTGGTTATTGGTCATGGTCATGCGGCCAGAACTGTCTGAGCCGTTATTTTCGAAATTACCTGCCTTATCCAATCTCCAGCCAACCGAACCCGCTGTGTAGTTATTAGACTGAATAAAGCTGCCGATCATGGCATTCTCTATCCATCCCTCACCGATGAACGCCTGATTGATCAGTACCTGACCATTTCTGATGATGAATGGTGAAAACACGTTATTGCCGCTGCCGCTTGCCACAACAAACTGATTGGCGTTTACAGCAAAGCGCGTGACCACTTCGGTTCCGTTAATGGTGACAGCGACAGACATGCCTGCGTCGTAATTGGTTCCGCCGTACTTGATGCCCGCTTTCAACGTGTAGATTGCTGAGCCGCCGGACGCATCTGCATACGCTGTCATCTTCTCGGAGATAGCCGCCTGCTGCTGATCGAACTGCGCAACAACATCCGTCCGTAACTCGGCAACTGATTTTTCAGCGTCCGCGGCCACTTTCTGCGCCTGGAGAATGCCAGCAGAGTTTTCACCAAAATTAGCCCACTGCTGATCAACGTGGTCGTAGTTAGCGAGAATGTCTTCCGCCAGTGCTTTCGGATCGGTAATTATCGGCTCAAGCAACGCCTGACCATCTGGCGATTCAATAAATTCCTGGAATGAATCACCGATCAGGTCGTTGGCATTGGTATTGCTGGCCCCTTCGACAAATCCGGTCCAGTCACCTTTATTGCCGATTTTGTCTATCAGGCGCGCGCGGTACCAGCGGCGTATACCGGCAGGCATCGGCCCGTGCTGATAGCTGACGCCTGGATATGGAACGTTAGCCAGAAACAGCGGATTCATGCCGTCTGCGGTAGTCGCTACTTCAATCTCGGTATAAGCCGTGTCACCAGAGCCAGCCGGGAAGCCCCACTGGATGTTGATGGCCCACACCACATCTGTTGTCGCGATCAGGCTAACCGGCGTTCCCGGCTTGCCAATCTTGCCAGACAGCGTTGTTGACTGCGCATAGCCCCACGGTGATGAAACGTCCACCGCATTGACGGCGCGAACACGCACGTCATAAATACCGGCATAGATGCCAGCGACGGTGAAACCCTTCGCGCTCTGCTGGCCGACGTTTACCCAGTCGCCGTTATCCTTACGCCACTGCGCGACATAGCTGATAGCGTTTGGCACCGAGTCCCACGTCACCTGCATACAGGCAACATTAAGACCCTGCTCAACGTAATCAACCTGAGAAATCACCACGTTTTCTGGCTTATTCATGACGCCAGGCGGAGTAACGGTGATGGGCGGCGGGTCGATTTTTACACCGTCATCGATATAGCGGTATTTGTTTGGGTCATGTTGAACGCCGCCAACGGTGAAAGTGCCGTCATCATTGGTCGAGATCGACGTTACACGGAAATACTGAATCGCCAGATTGTCACTGTCGATCGCCCATACCGCGCCAGCAACAGGAGTCTGGCTATATGCCGTGCTGACGCGTACCGTTTTTTTATCCGCGCTGACTGAAGCAATGGTTCGTGTCTGCGCAATGCCGTCCGGGAGATTGAGCACCAGACGATCGCCGGCAGCGTAATCAATAGGCCTGTCCAGCGTGATATTGAGTCCGCTAACCGCGCTGATTCGTCCGCCATTCTGTTTACCCGCGCGGAAAGCATCTGCCACGCCGATGATTTTAGCCGGCAGCGGAATAAAGCCATCCAGACCAACGTTAAATGAGATGGTCCCGTCTTTAGCGTTGGAGAGAATTGCCCAACGCCCACGACGGTGTGCCTCGCTCTGTGAGGTGCAGCCAATCGCGGTGATCTTGCTTTCGTTGACGTCATAGCGCTGAACTAAATCAGGCTCGTAAACGCCTTCAACGGTATCTGAATAGTGGTTTTGTGGATCGGACCAACTAACCTGGCAAGAGGTATAGCGGTTTTTGTAAGAACCACCGCCGTAAGTGAACAGACCATCAACGACATTGGCGCAGTGATACACCCAGTCAACATCATCCTGCGGAACGTCGGCATTCACGAATATTTGATTGTTGCCCCAGAAGGTGATGCCGCGAAACACCGCCGCAATGTCCTTGAGAACGGTGTAAGCGTCCTGCTGGCTCTGAATGAATACGTTGCAGGTGAAACGCGGCTCTGTGCCGCCAGCCCCATCTGAAACCTTCTGATCGCAATACTGAGCGATAGTATACAGTTCCCACTTATCAATCATGGAGGCATCGACACGGTTGCCCATGCCGTAAATCTCATCCAGCACCAGATCGTAAAATATCCAGGCCGGGTTATCAGTCCACGCAAGTTTGAAATCACCCAGCCAGTTCCCGCTATACGTGCGGCTGATTGGGTCATACGTGGTCGGAACGCGGATCAGCTTGCCTTTAGGCTTGCAGGTGATTTTCGGTGCGCTGCCGTTGAACTGGCTTGAATCCAGCTCGACGTAAAGCAGTGCGGTATTCGGGTAGCGTAATTTGCTGTCGATTACCTCCGCGAATGAAAACACCTTGAAGGCGTTCATCAGCTTCGTTGAGGTTGAGTCGGCGGTGATCCTGCGCACGCGGATTGACCATCCGGTCGTGGCTTTGGGCAAATTAATACGGTGATCGCGCTGATATTCGGAAGTGGTTTTCCCATCGAACGTGCCGCTCACAACCTGAACGTAAGCGCTGCCGTCGGTTGAAAGGTCAATCGCATACTGCGTCACTGTTCCGACCATGTCACCATTGTCTTTATACAGGTAATGCAGCGGCAGACTCAGCTTGATACGCACAGCATCGAGAGACAGGTTGCTGAACTGGCGAATCCACGGTGCGGTAGTAGATACCTCGACGCCTACAGAAGATTCGTTATCAACCTCCGGCATGCCCTGAATGTATGACTGGTCCTGCGTACCCTTTCGAAAATCCCAGTTAACGCCTGTAAAGTTATAACCGCCGCTGTTGTTGGCAAGAGGCGTGTCATTGATATAGATTTCCTGTGCGGTAAGGTCGCCCTGAATTTCACCCTCGGAGATCGCCAGAAGCATCTTCAGCTTCGCAACTGAAAGCAGGTCATCTGGCTCTTCTACTGGCGTGTGAGCACTACCTCCGCCACCGCCCTTATATCCCTGAATTACGCGCGCGCCCTGAAGAAGTTGCATATTGCACCCATAAAAAAAGCCACCCGGAGGTGGCTGAATTGCGAGGAGGTCTTATTGCTGGTCGCTGGAGAAGATTCCGGCGCTGATGATGGCTCCGCCAATTTCGCGCTGACCGTACAGTACCGGCACCGGATAACCCATTGCGACGGTGTTTACCGGAGCGCCAAACGCATAGTTTGGCTGGTTGTCCGTGCTGGATGCCGACCCGATGTTATAGCTGGGTTGCGGTGTAAGCATGCTGACAACGCCGCCCAGCATCATGCTGATGCCGATGCCGGTTAAAATAGTTGTAGCCCCTATAGCACCAGCAGTCATCGCGGCACCCCAAGCAGCGAGACTCGCACCTGCAGTAAAGAATGCGGCCACCAGCGCGATCGCGCCGATAACGATTTGCAGCACACCCGCCTGCTTACTGCCTTCGATCACCTGACTCATCCGGTATTCAGTCGCGCCGTTGGACATGTCAAACTCTTCCAGTCCGATGTTTTTACCGCCGCTGTAGAAGGCAAAACGCACACCGTTGAGGTGCGCGTTGGACACGTATTTTTTGAATCCGGGAACCGATGCGCACATCGCCCTGAGCATTTCCCGCATGTCAGCAACGTGGAACTGGTGAACCTTGCCGAACTTTTTAGCCAGGCCACCAGAGAGCGTCATTTTCTTAAGCATCGAATAAGTCCTTATGCCGTACGATACGCACGGTGCGATCGCGGTAATATTTGCCGTAGGGAACGCGCGCAGAGAGATTGCCAAAGCCGTGGTGCAACATAATGTTGTCACCAAGATAAACCGCAGCGTGGTTTGTCACGGGAGCCTGTAAGCGCATCATGATGACGTCACCGGGCTTCATGGATGCCGGCGCAACTTCGATAAAACCTTCATCCTGCCAGTTGTCGTCATACCGGCTTTCTTTGCCATCAATCCACCACTCGTAATCGACCGACCAGTTCCTAAGGGTGATGCCATGCGTCTGCTGAAAGTAATCCATCACGAGCGTCCAGCAGTCAGCATGCCCAAGCACCCACTGACGGCCCGCCAGCTCTCTTTCACCTCGCGGAGAAATGGTGCAGAAGTCACCCTCCGGCCACGACATGATCCCCCACTCAACGCCGGAGTGGTCGCACTGGATGCGGTCCATCTCAGAGGGGATGAGCTGGACAACATCCGGGTGTGAATGAATAATCATCAGCACGTCGCCCTGCGCTTCCGCCGCCTGCAGGTCATCGTCTGCCATCGTGAAGCTTTCGGTTGGCGTGTCTGAAATGTTGCGGCAGCGGACATACTCCTGAGCACGACCAATCTGCACGACAACCCCGCAGGCCTCGCGCGGGTATTCCGCCTCTACGTGCTCACGTATGGCGTTCATGATTTTTTTACGCATGATTATTTGCCCTGCAGGTTTGCCGCCGGAAACCCGCCAAAGGAAAGCGCATTCTCTGCGCCAAAGCGAAGCCGGCAGTCACTCAGCTTACCGCCGCAGACATCGAGTCCGGGGTTGTCGGTTGGCGTGCCGTCTTTTAGGAAATATTTATTACCGGCGTAATCGCATCCTGTGCCGGTTCGGTACCAGCCGCGCATGCACCAGGTGCAGACCGGCGTGATTTGCCGGGATGGGAGCTGCAGGCTCTGGACGTCGAACGGTGAGCACAGCTCAAAATCAACCTGCGCGCGCGTTTCCTGACTTTTGGCATTCACATAGAAAAGCTGCACGCGCTCATCGCTGGGGCTGGCGTTAGGATTGCCAGCGGCCCAGTTTGCCGCGTCCAGATATTTAGCAAGCGTGGTGTGAATCTTCACCTTCGCTTTAACCAAATCATCGAACTGAAGGCACAGCGCCGTGACGTAGTTCCCGATGTTGCCAACGGAAAGCGTCGGAGTAGGCTGCGAGCCGGTGCTCGACAGCTCCATGCCTTTCAGCTCGTAGGGATAGGGATCGTACTGGTTACCCTGCCAGATGATGGCGGGTAGGTTTTCCGCAGCAAATGCAGCCCAGCCATCAGTCGCAATATTGTGTGCATGAAATCGCAGGATGTTTTCCATCCCGAACGCCGTGCCGTCTATTTCGATGAGCTGAACCAGTTGGCCCGGTTCAAGTTGCTGTATGTCCTGAGTGAAGCTCATATTTCGCCCATAAAAAAAGGGCACCGAAGTGCCCTGTTAAGGTTTATGGCTAGGGCCCGAAAGCCTGCTCGAAGGTGAAAGCAATGTCGCAGAATCCTTTATTCTGAAAGGTGGGATTAATCGAATCGAACTTGACGCGGTAAAGATTTTTTTCACCCCACGGATTTGTCCACCAGAACGACTTTGTAACGTGCTGTTTGAGAAACGTCCGGACCTGTGACATGTCTTCAAGCTTACCGTTACAGGATAATGACCATGATTCCGCGGCGTTATTAATCCCGTTCTCCGCGATTTGCTCATAACCATCACCGAACTTTGCCTGATAAACAGACTTGGTGATTTGCTCGCTGGCCCCGATCCGGACACACCAGTTAAACGTATCAATTGCCATGTGGCGTTATCCTTTCCTGTAGAGAAGGCCACCGGGTGACATCTCTTTTCTCAGACGATCGGTGATGGTCTGCTGGATAATTCCTGTCATCTGCGTTGCAACACCGGCTGTGCCTGTAGCACCCGCCTGTGCCTGACCGTCACCCTGCATGATAGTTACCGGCGCATCCACCTGAATGACCGTATTGCCGTTACCGGTGGCGCGATTCACGCCAGATGAAAACTGGCGATTCCCCGGCATCTCGCCAACATAACCGCCGTTGGCATATCCGCGCATCATGTCGTAAAGATTCGCAACGCCGATGCGCTCTGTCGCTTCTTTGGTAAAAACAAATTCACCCTTGTGAACGACGCCCGCCGGATCATGCTTGCCGCCGTTGCCGGTGTAACCGCCATCAGCATAAGCGGTGTAGCTTGTCGGCATGCCCATCGCGCCGACGCTGCCGGATGTCGAAGCGCCAGAGCTCGCTGCGCCTACAGCGGCACCACCGAGGCTTCCGGCAAGTGAACCGAAAATACCGCTCACCGTATTAACCAGCGCCATCTGCAGCGCGACTTTTGCAATCGTCTGCAGAACTGACACACCCCAGCTTTTCCAGTCCGCTTTGCTGCCGACCAGCATGGCGGACATATTATCCATCGCGCTATCAAGCGTTGAGGTGACGCCGGAAGATACCGCACCCGAAACGTTGCTGGCGCTTTCAAGCCAGTTTTCATAGCCTTTTGAAACGCCGTTAAGCCAGTTTGACTCTGAAGCGGCGATCGCCTGATATTTCTTGTCGAGCGCATCAAGGGCCTGCTGACGGGCTGCAATAGCCGCCGAACCTTTATCCGTTTTGTCGAAAACCCTTTCTACCTGCTGCTGATCGTCGTACCGGCTCCGCTGGCGATCGCTCATTCCTGCGGTATCGGTAGTCTGTGCAGCGTCATCCCGGTATTTACGGGCGGCATCGGTCAAATCCTTGAGCGCTTCGGTTTGTTCACGCTGCTTTCGAACGTTCTCTTCAGCGCGCTGCGTCCAGGTGGCAAGCTCTGCCGAGTTATCCCGGATAGCTTTGCGTTGCTCTTCCGTCCACTTAGCCCCGGTCTGATGCGATGCCGCGTAGAGTTCAGATGCTTTTTCACCTTCGGTAGCGCGAACCTTCTGCACTTCAATGGCAACGCTGAGGTCGGCCATTTTACGCGCATAGTTCTCTGACTGCTGAGCCGCTGCCCGCTCCTCTTTCCCCTGCTCGCTGACGGCCTTTTTACCTTCACGCAGCGACTTGTTCAGGTCTTCCTGTTTCTGCCAGGCCTGTACGGTGTTGCTGATGAATTTCTGCCGCGCCTCGGTATATTCAGGCGTATTCGTCAGCCCGGCATCATCAGCGGAATATTCCGCCTGACGCCTGACGCGATCAGCTCCTGAAAGACCAGCCAGTTCGTTTTCACGGCCGGACTTCTGCAGCAAATCAGCCTGTTTTGACGTGAGCTGAGCC